GCCTAAAACAAAAGACGTTTCCGACGCACTCAACGAACGGGCATTGGTGATCCCGTTCCACCACCGCATTGCCGGCTCCGACAAATCAGATAAACGTCGCGCCAGGATGTTCGATGAGCTGCCCGGGATCATGGTGCGCTTCGTCGCCGGCATCCGTCGACTGCGTAAACGCGGCGAATGGCTGATCCCGCTCGACTGCCGCGAGGCTTTCGAACAGTGGGCGCATCAGGCCAATACGCTCAATGCCTTCAAAAACGACTGCATCTTCTCCGACCCCGAATCTCACATCATTCCGAAAGAATGCGCTATCGCCTATAAACACTGGATCATCGAAAACGAAACCACTAAAGGCTCATCGCACGGACTCGGCAGAAATACTCTGTTTGAAAACCTCGACAATATGCTCGGAGTGCGTGTCGATTTCGGACATAAGAAAATGGTCTGGAACGGCTGGCGACTTCAAAGTCCGCTTATTGGTGATGTGGAAGCAATTTCGGAAACGGATTCCGCATGGGACGATTCTGACGATTAGCCCGGATTTTCCGAAAAACTTGGGGAATTAGTACCGGCATAAGGCCCCGGCGAGCATTCTATGTTGAAAAGGGGGGCTTTACGGTCTTTACGGGGTTTTATTTATATAGTAGTCGCATCTGGAAATTGGGGTGTATTAAGAGAAGGATAAGCACACACAAATACGGTAGAGAGATACAATAGAGAAAAAAGACCGTAAAGACCGTAAAGCCCGTCAATAGTTTTCCGAAAAATCAGGTGTAAAGCACCAGAAAGTCACGGACCCGCATTTTCGACGTTTTCAGCTCCGACTCTAATACTTTCCATTCGGCGAGCGTCCAATCGCGTTGTCCATTCGCGGCCAGCTCAAAGATTTGTTCCGCTACCCAATCGTCCCGGCAAATGGCCCTGCGGACCAGCAGATGCCCGTAGTCGGCGAGCTGCTGGTCCGGCTGACCGATCATCACAGTTTTGGCTGGCGTACAGCAGGGAACAAGTGAGGGGTGTCAGGGTCATCAGCGCGAGCTGCCGTTGCTGCCGGTTCGTGTCCCGAACCGCCGCATCGGCCGCAGAAGGCGAGTGCCTTTCTGCGGTGCCGGTCGCTTCCGACCCATACCATTCCGTCACCGGTACATCGAGTGCAGGGGTTGTCACAGATTTCCTTGTCGATCGGCTGTGAGTAGTTGGTCATTTCAGCTCCCCCTGGTTGTCTGCATTTCCACTTCATCCGGCAAGCCTAGCCCCTCGCGAATCCATGCCATGCCGGTGCAAATGTCGTCCCACTGGTCGTCATACATTGGATCGGATTCAGGGATGCAATCTTCGCGGAACGCGTGAAGCGCGTCCCACACCCATCGCAGTGCTTCTTCGAAATCATGTTGCAGAGCAGCACGGCCGGCATTCGCCGCCGGTATCGGTTCCGGCTTGCCGAAGCGCAGTTTGGCATCGAGGACGCGCATTCTCGCTTCGACAATTATGAACTTGGGAATGTCGTCGCCATCGTCATAGAACCATTCGTCGGACGATTCCCAATCGAGGTTCGCAGCACTCATTTTTGTGTAAACCTCGCGGTACGCGAATTCGATGTTGTCAGTGTCCAGATCTATGTTGACGCAAATTCGTGTGGTCATGGTTTTCAGACCTCCTGGTCGATTACTTCCCAATTCGTATCCGTGGTCCCGTTGTCTCCGAGGACCGTGAGAAAACATGCCTCGCCCCAAAAAATGACAGCCACCTTGCCGCAGAAACTCGGCCCGTCGCTGATGTAGTCCTCGCGAATCATTATCTCGTCAACGGTCATGTATTTGGCCCGGTCAAGAATGTAATCGTCATTGGGATAGTGGCGCGTCAATGCGATGCGAATCGCTATTAGTTCCAGTTCGTTTGCCCTGCGAATCTCACCGGACTGTTGTAAACGGTGCTGCAAGGCATCGTGGATGCGGACGGGATCGTTGCCTAATACTGAGTTTCTAGGGTCGGTCATTTTGCTTCTCCATTTGTTCGCTGATTGAATCGAGTGAATCGCTGATGTGCTTGTGAAGGTCAGCCCGTTTATAGCTGCGCGGCGCCGATAGTATTTTCCTAACGTGCGCCGTGACTGAGCCGCGTGAAATTTTCAGCCCCTTCATTTCGAGGCCGATTGCGTGTTTCCATTGCAATAGCTGAAAGCGGGGAACTGTTACCAGTTCCCCATTGAAGTCATGTATGCGGACGTTCATCATTTTGCTGGTTCCTCTGGTGTGTATATTTTGATGCCGCCTTGCCTTGTGAATTTCATCCCTGATTCAACAATGTTGCGCGGCAATTTTCGTCGTGCTGTGAACTCATTCAAGGCCCGAGTAATGTGAAACCGGTAACGTCCTGTCTCCGGCTGCCGATAAACGGCGCAATAACGGCGCGTCAATATCCTATGCCTTTGAAGTTGTAATTTCCGGCGCGGATCGCGTCGTCGTCCGCGTTGACTGCGGCCTTGTATTCCGGCCGTTTGCGTTCTTTGCTTTTGCAGTCCATGCAAATAATGTCAGTGTTGAACATCGACATAATTGTGCTGCGGGTTTCCTTAGAACAACGGTCGCAGATAGTCATTTCAGTCTGCCCTCTGATAGTGCAAAAAATACTTTCATGGCGGCAGAAAATCCGATGCAACATTCCTGCCTGATGCGGTTTAGTTTTTCAATGTCCGGCCGAAATAAAAGAACCCCGCAACCCCTAGCACCGTTGCCGATTTTGTCCAGCTTTTTAGTGGTGCTGCGAGATTTGGCGCGTATGCCGTAATAAATTGCGGTGGGGTGCGAGTTCGCAATTTGCGCCCATGTGCGTGGCGCTATGTGAAGCATTTCGCAAGTATCGCGAACGGTTATCCAGTCGGGCGTTGCCGGCAATACGGCGCACCTGGTTAATTCAGCTTCGTCCGTGACCCCTTTCAAGGCGCGGCGCATCACGGTGTCGAACGTGACCCCTATCGACGCGTCTGCCAGTTTCGCCAGCCGGCGAAAATCCAGACCGTTGGCGTTTTCGTAGTTTTGCAGGCGTATTGCGTCCTGCGTTCTTTCTTGTCTCATGGTGTACCCCTTGCGATTAAATCGACCTCTAATTTTTTGCGTCCCTTTGCCTTAAATCCGATCAAATAATCCCGCTTTGACAGGTAGCACAAACCACAATTTGCGCATGTGACCCGGCTGGTATTCTCTGCGGGGCATTGAACAATCTTCCGGCCGCGCGGCGTATGCGTAACCTTGCCGGCTGCCAACGGGATCACCACAACCGTGGGCAAGCCGGAGTCTGCAAGGGTATCCGCATGTGCCGCGTTATCGGCCGATAGATTGACTGTAAATCCGCGCGCGTTTGCATCACGGATCGCGACCAGATTTCGCCGCTTCCCAATGTCCTTATGTGTGTAAGTGAATCCGCGCCGGCCGCGATTTGCCTTAACAATTCGCGCCAGTGCGTCGGTGTCCAGCTCGCCGCCGATACCGGGTAAATCGCCGGCCTGGTTGTGCCGCCATAGCATCTGCCCGGGTATTGTCCTGATGTGCCGGCAGAGCATTTCGAGACTCATGCCACGCTTGCCACTGTCCACCATTTTCCAGTGCCAGCCAATCGGCCCGCCCTCCGCATAACAACCGTGTCCCAATAATGCGCAGTCAGGCGGGCAAGTGTCGCGGCTGGTTGTGGTGACGGGCATCGGCCCAGTTTTGCGGTTCGAACTGACGCGGCTGAAATGGTAAAACGTGGTCACGGCCGGCCCTTAATGGTGTATCTCACTAACCCGTCATTGATCGCTTTGGTGGCAAACAAGCGGCGAGTCTCTGCCGGCATATCTGCAAAACGTGACGCGTTTTCTATGTTTAACGCGTTTTCTATTTTGTTCGCCAGCTGATCAAGTTCCGCATTTAGCAGTGATTCAATCCAGCCCTGACAGCCTTTACAGATTCCGAATCCTTTGTCCTGGTCTTGATCAACGTACCCTTTCCACGTTCGGAACCCGCAACCGCAGCAACCGCAGCTTAAATATTTCATTGTGTTGATACCTCGAAGTGCGGCACAAGATCCGGCCGGAGTGTGTGCAGAATGCGCAGCAATGAACGCTGATAACCTGATAGCGGTTTGTATCCTGTGACGTATCCATTGCCGGCGTCTGCCAGTGCCGCGCTGATATTGCAGCACTTGAATTCGTAGCTGCCGCGTGACCTGTTTACCAGTGCCGGCAATGTGGCGCGGCATAGCTCGGCCTTATTGACGGTCAGTCCGTTGTTTTGCGCGTCGAGTAGCACGGCATAAGCGGAGCAGATTGCAATCTGCTCCGCGTCTGTCCATGCTGCCGGCCGCGTTTTTGCGGTCACAGAATGCCCCGGCTGGCGAGGCTGGTGGATTTGCTGCCGCCGATTATCAAGTGGTCGAGCAAACGAATATCTAGCAGTTCGAGTCCGGCCTTGATTCGTTTCGTTATGCGTTCGTCCGCTTGTGATGGTTCCGCAACGCCAGAGGGGTGGTTGTGTGCAAGTATCACGGCCGCCGCGCCGCACTTCAGGGCGCTGAGTGCGACCTCGCGAGGGTAGACTGTCGTGCCGTCAACCGTGCCGCGAAATAGTTCCTCGAATTTGAGAACACGGTGACGGTTGTCGAGGTAGATACAGCAGAATAATTCGTGCGGTAGGTGTGCAAGTTTTGCGCGTAAAAATGACTCTGTGTCTGTCGGCGTGGTTATCAATTTGCCGACGATGGGGTCCGCGTATTCGGCGGCAGTCTCGCAAATTGTGGTGCGGTCCGCTTCCGAATAACGGCCGTTTTTGGTGCGTGTGTATAGCTTGGTTCTTTTCATTGTCGTATGCCTTTCTGGTGGTGATACAGGGCAGCAATTCAGCCCGGGATAAGTGCGCCGAATTGCTGCGGTCTATTACCTCCGTGCGTGTTGCTGCTGATAGGTGGATTTCAGGGTATGCCCGCAGCAAGAATAACCGGGCTGGCTATACATCTGTTTGCCGCCACGATGTTTCTCGGCGTAACGGCCGCGCGGCCTGCTGCGTGGAACTCGGTTTGTCGTGTGGTTGTGTTTCATGGTGTCAATAATCCTCCGGTTCGATGGGTTCGTCCGCGTGGTAACTCGGATTAGTCAATACGTCCGGGCGAAATGTCGCGAGCTGATCCTCGCGGCATTTGTCGCAAACTCGGCATAAGTAGATGCCGCGCGCGTCGTATTCCGGCCAGCTATTGTCTTGCGTGTGGTCGCAATCATTCATGGTTCTGCACCTCCGTGGGTTCGGGATTGATCACCATGATTTGCCTGAGCTGGCGGTATCGAATGTTTACGGTGATACCTTCGGCGTCGGCTTGTTCTTTGTTGATCGGTTTCCCGTCGTAACGGTGAAACAAGTTCGCGATGATGAAATCCTTTCCGGCTTGCCAGTCGGCTTGCACTGCTGCGCGGCTCTTGTAGTCGCGGCCGTATGCCGGCGTCAACGTGAGATAACTCACGTTCGTTTCCGGTAGATATTCAGGCCGATGATTGCGTCCGTGCCTTCGATCTTTTGATTGCCGGAACTGGTCGCGATTATGATTGTCTTGCCGGACTTGCTCGGTCCGTGTTCTTTGGATAGGTCAACCGTGATGGTCAACTGGTTGCCGTTCGTTTTTAACTCTGCATTGATCATGGTGATTTGCCTCTTTTGGGGGGTTACTAGTGTATTGCCTGCTATCCGTTCGGCTGTCACGCGGCCTTGTGCTGCGTCTGAGAATCCGAGAATCATGTAAATCTAGGATTAACGCGTTTTCCATGATTCGGCCGTTTCCAGTGGTGGCAGGGACTAGGCCGATAATATCGGAAAGCGCCGCAACCGTCGACAACTAATGACAACTGCCGGCAATGGATCGCAAAGCGTGGCGACCAGGTGCAATGATCAGCTCGCCGGCGCCACGATTCGCGCCACCTGGCAACTGGCCGCACCTCGAGGCAACCGGCCGCACCTCGAGACACAAACAGACAACCGCAGCACTAAGTCAACGGGTTGAAGTCTCCCACACAGGACAGCAGAGGGATCGTCAGTGGCCGGGATCTCGGCGTCTGGTCTGGTGGGTATCCGTGTCCAAGTGCAGCTGCGTGGCGCGGCCTGTGTGGGGAGCGTGTCCCGGGTCGACCGGCTGCCGGCTGGCCGGCTGGCCGGCAGTATCGGCCGTGATGCCCAAAACCCGATCTGCGTGTCCCAAAAGAGTCTCATCCAAACTGAAAAGGCGTGATCCCGTAACCGACCAAGCCCCACGACCGCGTTCAGTACCTACTCCTAGCTCTCAGTTAGCCGTTTTTCTCGCTTTAAGGGGTTGATTTTTCGGAAAATTTTTCGGAATTTGGACCGTGGATCGAGCCGTGGATCTTCGGCCCTGATCAGCCTTATCAAGGCATATTTATGGCTTAATTACGGCTTAGTTGTGCGCTCCACACTTGACGCGACGCACATCTTCTGTGTGAAATTGTCCGGACCCGCGTTCGACGTATGCCTCGGACGCCGATTTCGCCTCGCCCAGGACACACCTATTGTGAGGCAATCACGGTCACACTTATGCCCGCTCGCAAGGGCGGGCATTTTACTGTGAGCAAGGCAGAACAAGGGATCCAGCATGGCGATACCAGGCACGCCGCAAATCAGGGGGCGTCGTCCACGCATTCAGAAGGTGTCGATCCGCTCTGCCGTGCAGAATGTTGCCGGCACTGAGCAACCGTACCCGGTGTATCAATTTTCGCGCAGGATCTTCATCGAACGCCCGGGCCACAACCCATTTGATGATCCGGTGGTGGTGCCGCCGTTGGGATTCGATTCTGGCTTTAACGATGGATTCAGCTGATGGCTCAAACCGAACGTGATCAGGTAATTATTCGCTCGTTGCTGGCCGACAATGTGAGTGGCAATGTCTCGCCGGAGGATTTGCGGGACGCTCTCGCCAGTCTGATGGGCTATGCCTGTCTGCTGCTGACGCCGGCCGGCTCACCGGCAGTGATGAATGCGGTTGGCACTTCGTTTGTCCTGGTCGACGTTTTCGACACGGTTGCGGCGCAGTCCAGCGATGTGAACGTATTGGGATCGAACGCGGATCTGGGACCGGATTTCCGGCTGGTGGCGAATTCGGAGGGTATTTACCGGGCTGACTTTTTCTGTTCGCTCTCGAGTTCGCAGAATAACCGCTTGCTGACCTTCCGGCCGCATATTAACGATGCGCCGGTACTGACTGATGTTGACCAGTTCATGTCGAACGGCTCTGACATACAGGTGATTTCATTCACGGCGATGGGCGCGTTTGATCCGGGCGATGAGTTGGATATGCGGGTCTTGATTGACACCGGCACCACCAATCTGACCTTCACTGCCGCCGCCTTACTGATGCACCGGGTTGGCTGATGGCAAAGACCGCGAAACCTGACCACGTTTTGCATCACGCGAGAAAGCGCGGTCCTCGCAACATGCCGAGTGCAAAGCGGCAACGGGCCGGTGTGCTGAACGGTGCAGAGAGTATGACCCCGCTGAATTGGCAATCGGTGATCGAGGCCACGGCGCACGGTAAGAACCGCAAGCAAGCGGCCAAAGAAGCAGGGATCTCAAAGCGCACCGTGGACTCGTATTTGATTTCCAACATATCGGCGTATTCGCAGCTGCGGGAAGCTCGACTGCTGCACTTACGGCGCGAATGGCCTTCCGAGCGGGTTGAGGAATTTCTGGTGCTGATTGCCAGCGGCAAGACGATGGAGCGAGCTGCGGACAAGATGGACATTGGCAAGAAAAGTCTCGGTCAGCTGTACTCGCTGTGTTTGAACGACAAGGTGTACCGGAAGATGTACGACGAGGCCCGCGAAATGCAGGCCGAGACTTTTGTTGACGACATTCTCAACATTTCGGACGATTCGGACAACGACCGGCAGGAGAACGGCAAGATCAATCACGAAGTCGTCAACCGGTCGAAGATTCGCATCGAGGCCCGCAAGTGGATTATGGGAGCGATGGTTCACAAGCGATTCGGTGACAAGAAGCAGCTCGAACATTCAGGCGAGATCAATCTAAACCACGCCGCCTTGCTCTCCGGAGGGCGTCGTCGCTTAGAAAAGTTGAATGAGGAACGAAAGGTACGGCCACCAGCAACGATTGATAACGCGACAGGCGAGGTAGCGGCATGAGCGACATGAGCGGTCAAGCAGCAGGACAGACTATTCCAAGCACGATCATCGTACCCGGCAACGAATGGCGGGAAGAAGTTATAGCGGAGCTGACGCGGCTAACGGAAGAACTTGTTCGTTTGCGTCGGTTCATGGTCAACGAAGATTTTTACAAACTGTCAGAGCGGCAAACGAATTTGCTGCGAGATCAATCGGCAGCGATGTGCGAGTACGCAGACATTCTCGCCAAGCGATTGCAGAGCAACTGATATGACCTCGATGCCGGCCGCGACCCTTCTCAACCAGGACAACTTTGTTCCGTGGCAGGAAGGCGAGCCGCTGTCGGAGTCGGAATTCGAACAACAGCTGATTCACGATATGGATCAGTTTTACGACGATCCCCTCGGGTGGGTGATGTACGCCTACCCGTGGGGAGTGAAGGGAACAGAGCTAGAAGATCACGATGGTCCGGATACTTGGCAAGCAGCACAACTCAATCGTGTTCGCGAGGCGATTCGAAAGGATCCCGAAGGCACGATTCGGGAAGCTATTGCTTCCGGCCACGGTATTGGCAAGTCTGCAGAGGTGGCGTGGATCGTTATGTGGGCCATGTCTACCCGACCTCATCTTAACGGCGTCATTACCGCCAACACTACGAATCAGCTCAACACAAAAACGTGGAGAGAGCTTGCGCTGTGGCACAAGCGAGCATGTAACGCTCACTGGTTTAAGTGGACAGCTACAAAATTTTTCCATCGAGACCATCCAGAAACGTGGTTCTGCGCCGCTACGCCGAACACCGAACACAACAGTGAAGCGTTTGCTGGACTTCATGGACAACACGTTCTAATCATTTATGACGAAGGCTCCGGTATTCCGGACAAGATCTTCGAAGTGTCCGAAGGCGCCATGACCGATCCCCGGGCCATGTGGTTTGTGTACGGCAACCCGACCAAGAACACCGGCAAGTTTCGCAATCTGTTTGTGAACGATGCCAGGTGGACGACGCACCAGATCGACTCACGCGAATGCAAAATGACCAACAAAAGGGAGATCGCTGGTCAGATTGCAGAGTATGGAGAGGACAGTGACTTTATCCGAGTTCGTGTCAAGGGCCAATTCCCGCGTGCGGGATCAATGCAATTTATTTCTTCTGAGATTTGCGACACTTGCATGTTACGGGATGCGCAGTACGAATCCTTCTTCCAGCTGCCGATTGTTTTGGGCGTGGATGTGGCGCGTTTCGGCGAGGATAAGAGTGTTATTGCGGTGCGGCAGGGTCGCAAGATCATCACCCTGATTCGCTTTCGTAATCTGGACACTATGCAGCTGTCTGCGAAGGTGGTGAATGCGATGAAGGAATACTCGCCAGCCGCTACCTTTGTCGACGGGGTTGGGATTGGAGCTGGCGTGGTGGATCGCCTGCGTATGCTCGGACACGACATTATCGAAGTGAACGCCGGCAACAAGCCCGACGACGAAGCGACCTACTACAACAAGCGCGTCGAAATGTGGGACCGGATGCGAATTCAAATGACCGAAGGCATGGACATTCCCAATGACGCGGACCTTCGGCAATCCCTGATCGGCATCGAGTACGGCTTCAACGACAAAGAGCAGATGCGGCTTGAGCGCAAACAGGACATGAAAAAGCGCGGTCTGGACTCGCCTGACGATGGCGATGCGATCGCCTACACGTTTGCCGAGTACATCGGCGATATGACGCACAATTACTTCGAGCCGGAGGATATGTTCGAGCCGGAGATAATTCACTGATGCCGAAGGGAACGAAGGTGCATCGCTGTTACGACAGGCTCCGCAGTGAAGGCGCGAGCAAGGGCAAGGCCGCACGCATCTGCCAGTCGTCAACCGGGCAATCGTTGCAGACCGGCAAGCGCACGAAGGGAACGTGGAAGAAAAACAAATGATGAAGCGAAAAAAGTCTGTTAAAACCGAGCCAGAGCTTCGACCAGGTGAAGTCGAAATCGGGCCGCGAGGCATTCGGGTCCGCGCCTACGATCCTCTACCTTGCGATGAGCCGGGTTTCAAAACCATCGGTCAGCGTCTTGTCGATGCGGGAGTGTTGTCTGCATGAGGATCCTGATTCCAAACGGCCGCGGACGGGATCTGACGCAAGTCACCGGGGATTTCAACCAGATCGAAGTGTATGACGATATGGATACCCGCAAAGCCAAACTCGAAATGTGGATGGCAAAGAAGGTCGGCACAGCGGTCCACGAAAAATATCGTGGCCGGCAGTGGAAGATTCAGATTGATCTCGAAGGGCAAATGCTGGTCGTCGCCTGCGATTCGATCTCAAATTACAAGGGCTACCATATCCACATGGTTGGTCGTAATATCCACGAACTCAGCGAGCTGGCCGTGAAGGCGGCTGGCGAAATTCTTGAGCGGCATAATATGGCGCGCACCAAGCATTTCAATCCTGAGAAGTTCGAAGATCTACCGCGTGATAGTTTTGATAATGTGATTGCGTCCGACAGCGCAGCGGAGCCAATCTAATGCCGTCAGACCAAAATCAAGGCAATTACAATCCGGAGTACATGGAAACTGCGCCAGCAGATAATCGCGAAGGCAATCGCGATTTCGAATTCGAAGAAAACCCCGCACACCCGACTTCTCCCTCGGCCGTTCCTCGCCCTCAAGATCGTGGTGATCCCTACTCCCGGTTGCCACAGGATCTACCACCAGGAGAAACCCCGTCAAGTTCCAGCGCCGGCTCGCGGGAAATGATGAATGGCGGCGGCGGTCCGGATTCGTCTGATGCCGAAGGCGAAACAATGTCGTTCGTCGGCACTGAGGGATGGCTGATCTCGAAAGCGCATGAGATCTATACCACATCGACTGATTATCTCGACGCCAACATCACCAACATTTGGGAAATCAATCTCGCCCATTTCAACAACGA